TCAGCCATCAGCTATGACAATGCACAGGAAGCATGGACAACTCGTTACAACCACGAAACCATCGCTTTAGGCTTCTCCATTACTGAAGAAGCTGTGGAAGATAACTTGTATGACTCTTTGTCAGCTCGTTACACCAAAGCATTGGCCCGTGCTATGGCTTACACCAAGCAAGTTAAGGCTGCTGCAGTCTTGAACAATGGTTTCACTAACTCCCCCGTTTATTACGGCGGTGATGGCGTTCCTTTGTTTAGCACAGCGCACCCCTTGATCTCCGGCGGTGTAAACAGCAACACCCCAACTACTCAAGCTGATTTGAACGAGACTTCTTTGGAAGCCGCCGTTATTCAAATCGCTGCTTGGACTGATGAGCGTGGTTTGCTGATCGCTGGTAAGCCACGGAAGTTGATTGTTCCTCCTGCATTGCAGTTCGTTGCTACTCGTTTGCTCGAGACTTCACTGCGTGTTGGTACTGCTGACAATGATATCAACGCGTTGAAAAACAACGGTTCTATCCCTGAAGGCTACACAGTCAACAACTACTTGACAGACACAAACGCTTGGTTCTTGTGTACTGACGTGCCTAACGGTCTGAAGCATTTCATCCGCTCTCCTTTGGAGAACAAGATGGACGGTGACTTTGACACAGGTAACGTTCGTTACAAGGCCCGTGAGCGTTACAGCTTCGGCTGGTCTGACCCATTGGGTATGTTTGGATCTTCTGGTTCAACCTAATATTTCTTAGGAAATATTTGAAGGGGGGCCTTGCGCCCCCTTTTCTTTTGTTGTATATTGACTTTAATCCGGGCTTTCCGGTGCATTAGACAGTCCCGGCTGACGACATACAGACTAATGCACTTCACTTGTATGTAAGGACACATCATGGCAACCACCACGTTCTCCGGCCCAGTCGTATCTAACAACGGCTTTGATACCGGCACTTCTGCTTCTCCTCTTGCAGTAACTACAGCAGAAAACGTTAATGCTGCATTTGCTACAACTTCAGCCGCATCTGGCGATACACGTCTTAGCTACAACAAACTGACCTTTACCTCTACAGGTTCTGGCGAAACACTCCGTGCTTTCTCTGTTGTGACTGGCACTGGCGCAGCTACTGCTGGCACTATCAACGGCGCTCACATTTCTTTGAGTGTTGACGGTGCATCAGCAACCATCTCCGGCGCAGCTAATGCACTTCGTGCTACTTTAGGTGGCTCTGATGCTACTCCCGGTGGTACTTTGGCTGTTCTTCAGTTGGATACAGATTACACAGTTAACGCTACTTTGCCCGCAAATGCTTCATTCATTCGCGTGTCTGACAGTGGCGCGAACACAGGTGAGATTCCTTTGTTTATGAACATTGAAACAGCCCCTGCTGCTACGATTGCGCCTGCTGCAACTAGCGTGACTACTGTGTCTAAGGCAATCAAAGTGATGGTTGGCGGCACTGTGTACTACGTCCCTGCGTACGCTTCGTTTGCATAATGCAGATCACCAAGGAATTCTTGGAGACTGAGATTCGTGAACTTGAGACTGAAGCACATAAGGCTCAAACCTTTTTGACGCAGGCTCAAGCCACAATCCAAGCGTACAAGATGTTGATTAACAGGTTAGACGCACCAGAACCGGAGCAGCAACATGACGATGCAGTATGACGTAAAGTCGTATCACAACACAGTATCAGGCGTGGCTGTTCCTTATCGCACGCGTTTAAAGGGGATGGTGATTTCCCCGTCGACTACTTCCACGCTGAACGTTGCATTTGCCAACAATGTTCCAGAGTCAGCAACATATAACATTCCCGGAACTACAGTTTGTACAGTAACTTACGCTAATCATGGGTTGGCTGTGGGTGACAGGGTAGTGCTTAACTTCACTACAGGTTCAGCAGTTCCAGACGTTTATACTGTTGTAACTGTTCCTACAACAGGTACATTTACTGTGACTACAGCCGTGTTAACCACCAGCGGTGCTGTAACAATGTACCAAGACGTATTGGCTGAAGTTGATTGCGCTACTGGAACAGCGTTTTATACCCTGATCCCCGGCGAAGGCATATTAGCCTCTGTAGGCATTTATGTGTTCCTCCCGTCTGGCACGGTAACAACGACCATATTTTACGGATAGGACTGCATCATGACCATGCAATATGATGTTGAGTCCTCCCATGTAACAACGTCAAAAACGGTGACTACTAGCCGAGTACGTTTAAAAAGTATCACGGTATCTCCCGCTACGGCTTCTTTGCGTAGTTCGGCTGTGGCTGACCCCACAGTTTCTAAGACAGGCACATACGCAAGACTTGCGGCAAGCACTACAGTTACCGTCACCATTACGGCTCACGGCCTGACTACAGGCGATAGAGTCTTTATGGACTTTACTACCGGTACGGCAGTGGACGGGGTCTACGCAGTTACTGTGACGGACGCAAACGTCTTTACGGTAACAACTGCAGCAAGCACTGCAACTAGCGGAGCCATAACGTTTTATAGTAGTATCTTGTTAGAGCTTGATACATATAACATTATTGGTTTGCCGGTGCTAATCCCCGGTGAAGGCATACTTTGCCAAAACGGTATGTTCGTAGGTGTTGGTGGTTCTGTAACAGCAACGGTGTTTTATGGCTAAGAGTCCGGCATGGCAGAGGAAAGAAGGCAAAAACCCCGAGGGTGGCTTGAACGCCAAGGGGCGAGCCTCTGCAAAAGCGCAAGGCATGAATTTGAAACGGCCCCAGCCCGAAGGCGGCTCCCGGCGCGACTCTTTCTGTGCGAGGATGAGTGGAATGAAAAAGAAGCTAACCAGCGAGAAGACGGCAAACGATCCGGATTCACGGATCAATAAGTCTCTAAGGGCTTGGAACTGCGCGGATGGTGGCTATGTAACTGCGGCTGATGGCTGCGCTACAAAAGGCAAGACAAAAGGGCGAATGGTATGACTCAGCACGACACAGCTAAAACAATTGCAGATGGTGCGGCAGTTTTAACGACTATTGGCGTTATGGCTACGTGGCTTCCGCCTTTGGCTTCTTTGTTTACGATTATCTATCTTGGTCTTCGTATCTGGGAGTCTGACACCGTTCGTGGTTTGACTAACCGTAAGGAGTCTGCAAATGCCAGCCAAGAGTGAAAAACAAAAGCAGTTCATGGATGCTGCTGCACATAACCCGAAGTTTGCAAAGGCTGCGGGCGTACCGGTATCGGTTGCTAAAGAGTTTAGTGAGAAGAGCAAAGGCATGAAGTTTGGTAAGGGTTCAGATACATCCCGCGCCGACCTTCAAAAAGTCAATAAACCCAAGACACTTCATGGGAAGATGTCGATCATGAAAGAAGGCGGTAATACTATGGCTACTAAGATGAAAAAAATGAACATGGGCGGATACGCCGACGGCGGTTTGAACATGGTCAAAAAGGGCGACAAAATGGTTCCTGATTTTGCCGCTGATGGCGTTGGCAAAATGAAAAAAGGCGGCATGGCTAAGAGCGACATGAAAGAAGACATGAAAATGGACTTGAAACAAGACAAGTCTATGATGCAAAAAGCCGTAAACAAACACGAAGGTCGTTTGCACAAAGGTGCAACTATGACCAAGTTAGCTGGTGGCGGCTCATTCCGCGCCTCTGCTAATGGTGTTGCCACTAAGGGTAAAACCAAGGGCACAATGATTAAGATGAACATGGGCGGCAAAGCCTGTTAAGGAAACATCATGCCAATGACACCAGCAGCAGCTAAAAAATACAAGCCTAGGCGCACGCCTGAGTCTTTGAACGAAGTCGTCTATTCGGATACTAAAAAAGCCGCTATGGACGAAGCTAAGGCTATGAAAGAAACTGAAGACGCTACTAATGCGTACAACAAGTCTCTGACTACCGAAAATAAGAAAAAAGGCGGCTATGTCAAAAAGATGGCTTCTGGCGGTTCATTTCGTGCATCTGCTAACGGCATTGCCACCAAAGGTAAAACCCGTGGGAAGATGTGCTAAATCATGATAGCCAGCCGTGGGATGGGAGCCATCTCCCCTTCTAAAATGCCTAAGGGTAAGAAGAAGGCCCGACGGGACAACACCGACTTCACGCAATACGCTGAAGGCGGTAAAGTAAATGCGGCTGGTAATTACACAAAACCCAGTCTTCGCAAGAAGATTGTGTCTCAGGTAAAGTCCGCAGCAACGCAGGGTACTGGTGCAGGTCAGTGGTCAGCGCGTAAAGCTCAGCTTGTTGCCAAGAAGTACAAGGCGGCAGGCGGGGGTTACCGAGATTGAAAGCGCCTCAAAAATCCCTTAAAGATTGGGGCGACCAAAAATGGAGAACCAAAAGTGGTAAAAAATCTTCTGACACGGGTGAAAGATACCTTCCAAGCGCTGCGATCAAAAGTCTTAGCCCTGCTGAGTACGCTGCGACGACCAAAGCCAAGCGAGCCGGAAAAGCCGCCGGTAAACAATTCGTAGCTCAACCCAAAACAATCGCAAAGAAAACGGCGGGATTTAGATAATGGCAACCACTTCTGGCGCATCTAGTTTTAACCTCCAACTTGACGAATTGGTCGAGGAGGCATTTGAACGCGCTGGTGGTGAGATGCGTACTGGCTATGACCTACGCACTGCGCGTCGTAGTTTGAACATCATGTTTGCAGATTGGGCCAATCGCGGTATCAATATGTGGACTATGGAGCAAGGTGAGATCAGTCTGGTTCAAGGTCAGAATACATACGCCCTGCCAGACGATACAGTTGATTTGATTGAGCACGTTATACGTACGCAAGCCAATGCAGCTAATACACAGGCCGACTTAACAATCACGCGTATTAGTGTTTCTACCTACGCTACGATCCCCAACAAGATTCAACAAGCCAGACCAATTCAAGTCTGGATTCAGCGGTATAACGGCCAAAACTCTCCTATTGCTGCAACGCTTACAACGACAATTACGGCTACCAGCACATCAATTGTGTTGAACGATGTAACAGGTTTACCAGCAACTGGATTTATTAAAATTGATGACGAAATCATTAACTACAGTTACATAACGCAAAACACAAACGCCAAGTCCGGCACGCTGTTCAATTGTTCTCGTGGTCAGCAAGAGACTATTGCTGTAGGACATACCGCTGCGGCTACCGTGTATTGGGCGCAGGTTCCAGCTATTACAGTTTGGCCAACTCCTGATGGATCGCAGCAGTACACATTTGTTTACTGGCGCTTACGCCGCACGCAAGACGCGGGTGGTGGTGTGAATGTAATGGACGTGCCGTTTAGATTTATTCCTTGTTTGGCCGCTGGCCTTGCGTACTATTTGGCATTGAAGATTGAAGGGGGCGCTGAGCGCTTGCCTGTACTAAAACAACAGTATGACGAAGCTTGGGAGTTGGCTGCATCTGAAGACCGAGAGAAAGCGGCTATTCGTTTTGTACCTCGACAACAGTTTATTGGCGGAGGCACCTAATGGGAAATAGGTTTGCTTCTGCGAAGAACAGTATCGCCATGTGCGATAGGTGTGGCTTCCAGTACAAATTGACGGCGCTTAAAAAAGAGATCCAGAAGACTAAGATATATAACCTGCTTGTGTGCCCTCAGTGTTGGGATCCCGATCAGCCGCAGTTGCAGTTGGGTATGTACCCAGTTGATGATCCACAAGCTGTGCGTAATCCTCGTAATGATTCAACCTACTATACGGCGGGTGCGAATACTGCTGGTAATCCAACTAGTGGTTCGCGGGATATTCAATGGGGCTGGAACCCCGTTGGTGGGTCTAGTAATTTTGATGTCGCTTTGACGCCAAACTACTTGGTTGCAACGACATTTGTTGGTACAGTTACGGTAACAGTTACTTAGGAGATTAAAATGGGATTTAAAAAAGCAGCAGACGGAATTGCTAAAAAAGGCAAGACCGAAGGAACTAATCTAGGCGATAGTGGCCCCACATCAGCCGCGCAAAAAGGCGGTAAGGGCGGTAAGGGCGGCAAAACTGATGCGGACATGTTGTCTATGGGACGCAATCTGGCCAAAATTGCTAATCAGAAACGAGGTTAATTATGGCTACATTTAGCAAAAAGATGATGGGTAAAGAAGTTGGTGATGCCGCTACTTATGCTGCACCGCACAAAATGAATGGCAAGGCTTTAGTAATGTCAGAAAACCCCGGCAAAGACTCTAGCATTAGTAGCCTTAACACCATGAAAATGAGTGTTGGCGTTATTAACAACGGTGAAAACCCAACTAAGACATCTGGTATCGTCACTCGTGGCAATGGCGCAGCGACCAAAGGGATTACGGCACGAGGCCCGATGGCATGAATTACACTGAACTCAGCAACGCGATCCAAGCGTACACGGAGAACACGGAAGCAGATTTCGTGGCTAATATTCCCGTGTTCGTTGAGCAGGCTGAGCAGCGTATTTATAACTCGGTACAGTTCCCCTCAATTCGCAAAAACGTGTACGGGCAGGTAACCGCAAACAACAATTACCTTCAGTGCCCCACAGATTTTCTGGCGGTGTACTCTCTGGCAATTATCACAGGCGTAGTCAACGGTAATTTGAATACGGGCACGTACGAGTATTTACTAAATAAAGACGTTAACTTTATCCGTCAAGCGTACCCCACAGCCAACGATACAGCCCTGCCTAAGTATTACGCTTTGTTTGGCCCACGTTCGGATAACGCGGCAGAGTTGACGTTTATTCTTGGCCCAACGCCGGATTCAGCGTACTACACTGAGTTGCATTACTATTTCTACCCTGAGTCAATTGTGCAGAGTCCTATTGCTACTTTAGGTGCAATTACGGGCGGCAGCGCATACACGGCGGGTACTTATTTTGATGTGCCTTTGACTGGCGGTACTGGAAGTGGGGCATTGGCTACTATTACTGTTTCAGGCGGTGCAGTAACTGCGGTGACTATTACAAACGGCGGTTTACAGTACACAGCGGGTGGTTCTTTAACTGCCGCCGCTACGGACATTGGTGGAACAGGTTCTGGCTTTTCAGTGGTAATAGGTACTGTAACCAACTCAAGCGGTACGTCTTGGTTAGGTGACAACTTTGACTCTGTGCTTTTGTACGGCTCTTTGGTTGAGGCTTACACCTACATGAAAGGTGAAGCCGACATGATGCAGTTGTACAACGGCAAGTTCATGGAAGCTTTGGCTTTGGCTAAACGTCTGGGTGATGGTATGGAGCGTCAAGACGCTTACCGTTCTGGTCAGTTCCGTCAGCGGGTAACTTGATATGTCAATTATCCAAACACAGACCACCAGTTTTAAGGCGCAGTTGTACCAAGGTATTCACGACCTGACGACTGATGTTATTAAGATTGCTTTGTATACGGCTAACGCCAATCTGAACGAAGACACTACTGTATACAGTTCGACCGATGAAGTAGCTAACACAGGCACTTACTCTGCTGGTGGGGCGCAGTTAACTCCGATCACAGTCAGCACTTCTGGGTACACGGCCTATGTGGGGTTCCCAAACATCTCATGGACAGGTGCAATCACAGCAAGATGTGCGTTGATCTACAACTTTACTCAGGGTAACAAAGCCATAGCTGTTTTGGACTTTGGGTCTGACAAGACTTCTGTCGGTACATTTACAATCACCATGCCAGCCAACACCGCTACGGCGGCTCTTATTCGTAGTTCTAATTAAGGAGTCATCATGACTATTGAAAAAACCAAAGCCACTGACGTTGTTTCTAGTGGCCTGACTTGTAACCCTAAAGCGAGTGAAGCTGCACAAGCTACAGGCGTATACCACGTTGAGTGCCGTGATAAAGATGGCAACTTGAAGTGGGCTGCCGAGTCTAAGAATTTAGTGGTTAACGCGGGCTTGCGATATATGGCTGGCAGTGCTCTGACTTCAGTAACCCAGATTACCACTTGGTATTTGGGTTTGTATGGTGCGGCAGCTTCTAATACACCTGCGGCTGGCGACACAATGGCTTCCCATGCCGGTTGGACAGAAATTGCTCCTTACAGCAACGCAACCCGTGTGACTGCTGTTTTGGCCACGGCTACAACGGCAAATCCATCTGTGGTAACTAACACTGCTTCACCAGCCGTGTTTAACATCAATGCAACGGCAACTGTGGGCGGCGCGTTTTTGACTAGCAGTAGCCCAAAAACACCAAACTCTGGCTACGATGCAGGCACGTTGTTCTCTGCCGCTGACTTTGGCTCCCCCGGTGACCGTTCCGTGGTTAGCGGTGATACATTGTCTGTGACATACACATTCAGCTTGGCGGCTTAATATGGCCGGGTGGGGTGACGGCGCATGGGGTTCAAGCGGTTGGGGCGGCTTTGTCGCCTACGACAGCACCATAGCCGAAACTTCCACCGGAGCAGACGCGGTTGTTTCCGCGTTAAATGTAGCTCCCACTGTCAGTGAGACGGGCGCAGCCTCAGACGCAATTGAGGCGGGGCAACTGTATTTCCCTGATGTAGTTGAAAATGCAACAGGTACGGATGCAATAGTGGGTTTTCCCATAATTGCAGTTGAGGTGACAGAGGCAAGTACGGGGTCGGACGCTGTTATTTCTGTTGTTTCCGTGCTGTCGGACATTGCTGAAACTGCTACGGGTTCAGATGAAATAGCAGGCGGCGAGGTATATGATGCGGTAGTAGCTGGCACGGGCTGGGGTGAGAGCGCTTGGGGTTACAACTCTTGGGGTGGGATTGGTGAACTAGCGGTTGCTACAGACGTTGTAACGTCTACGTTAGGAATTAACGTAAGCGTAACGGAAACAGCTACGGGCACAGACGAGGTTTTTGCAGGATCAGCGTTTGGATCACAGGTTACTGAAACGGCTACAGGTAGCGACGCAATTACAGCATCACCTACGTACGCTGCAACAGTAGACGAGACGGCTACCGGGGCAGACGAGGTGTCTAGCTTATCTGTGTATGCGGCAAGCGTGAGCGAAGAGGCCACCGGTTCAGACAGCGTAACGTCGAGTTTTGTGTTCTATGGAACTGTTGAGGAATTGGCAACAGCCTCGGATTCAGTGACTGCAACTCTTACACTGTCTGCTACAGTTACGGAAAGCGCAACGGGGTCAGATGCAATTACCACAGCAGCAGGTTTTGCGGTAGGGGTAACGGAAAGCGCGGTAAGCGCAGACACATTGGCGGCAGCGGCAGCTTTCATAGCTTCCATTACTGAATTGGCAACGGGCACAGATTCAATCACAGCACGACCTTTCTGGGAAGTAATTGATGACACGCAGGACGCAAACTGGCAAAATATCGGTAACACGCAAACGGCAGGTTGGACTGCCATTGCAACGAACTAGGAGCATTTAAATGGCAGCAACGACGACTCTTTTAGACTTAGTCACCCCCACACAGGGAACGCTTTCTGGTACGTGGGGCGATACGGTTAACTACGGTATCACTGACTACCTTGATATTGCCATTGCAGGCACATTATCTTTTACAGGTGACGCTCCTGTTACTTTGATAAACACCATAGGTAGTGCGTCAGGGAACAATATTGGGTCAACTACGGGTCAGTATGCGTGTATCCGAGTTACAGCTACAACAGCGGCTACAAAAGTAATCACAGGCCCAAGCTCCAGCAGAACG